ACAACCACAACACAAGCAATTGGCTATATTTATGGTGAAGAATGGGTTAATGTAACTCCTGACTCTAATTCATGGGATGATAAAATTGTTAGCTCAGACTCTTGGACAGATAAATCGGTAGAATCTAATTCATGGACACCAATATCTGCATCAAATAATAGTTGGACAAATAAAACAACAGGAAATAATCAATGGCTACAACAATAGATTTTGGCGAGTGGATGCCAGACCAAGCAGGTATTACTGGAGCTATCCAAGAGGCATACAATGTCATTCCTCAAGCCATTGGCTATGCTCCTTTGCCAGAAGCTGTTGATTTATCGGCTTCTGCTAGTGAAACACTAACTAATGCCTTTGCTACTAAGTTTGGTGGAACAACCACAGTATTTGCTGCTGGAACTACAAAGCTATTTAAATTAGATTCTACAGACCTAAGTCTTGATAATGTCTCTAAAGCTGGTGGCTACACAACTGCTGATCGTTTTTATTTTGCTCAGTTTGGTCAAAAGTTGATTGCTGCCAATGGCAACTCTAAGCTACAAGCATGGGACTTAGGAAGTTCTACAGCATTTGCTGACTTAGCTGCGGCTGCTCCTACTGCTAAATATGTCACAGTAGTTCGAGACTTTGTGGTGGCTGCCAATACTTCTAGTGCGCCTACAACTGTTTACTGGTCAGACATCAATGATGAGACAGACTGGACTCCTAGTGATTTAAGTCAGTCAGACAGCCAGATTATTCCTGATGGCGGTGACATTCGAGGGATTACAGGTGGTGAGTTTGGTCTAGTATTGCTAGAAAAAGCCATCTCTCGAATGAGCTATGTCGGTTCTCCATTGTTCTTCCAGTTTGACACAATTGCTAAGAATATTGGGTGCTATGAGTCTAACTCTATTGCCCAGTTCGGTAACCTTACTTTCTTCTTGGCTGATGATGGCTTCTATGTCTGTGATGGTCAAACAGTTAGTCCTATTGGCGCAGAAAAGATAGATAGATTTTTCTTTAACAATGTAGACCAAACTAAACTCAATGAGATGTCTGCTACTGTAGACACAATCAGAAAGCTAGTTATTTGGCAGTTTACTGACATCTTTGCTCGCAAGAGATTGATGGTTTACAACTGGCAAGTTAAGAAGTGGTCTGAAGGTGAAACTGATACTAATTACCTAGCACCTATTGCAACTGCTGGTGTTACTCTAGAGGCACTAGATACCTATGGCAATATGGACACTATCCAGACTTCCTTTGATAGCCGAATATGGGCTGGTGGTAGGTTTGTTAGTGCTGGCACAAGGGGAGCTAAGATTGTTACCTTCACAGGGCAGCCAAAGACAGGCTATATAACTTCTAGCGACATTGGCAATGGTAGTCAGTCTATTATTACTTTAGCCAAGCCTAAGATTGATAATGGTAGCTCTAGTGTGGCTGTTTTCTCTAGAAACCTATTGACTGCTGTGCCTACCTTTGGAACTGCAACTTCTGCTGATTCAGAGAACAGGGTTTCATTAAGATCGAGTGGTAACTATCACAGAGTAAGGGTTTATCCTAGTGGCTCTAACTGGAAAACAGCAGTCGGTGTTGATGTCACTATTGTTCCTACAGGTGGTAGATAATGTTTCGTAGACTTCCCCCTGCTGGTGGAGATCAGCGAGCTGTTGCTGAGATTGTCAATAATATTATGGATGGCAAGACCAATAATACTGGTACTGTCACCTTAGCTACAGGAAATGCAAGAACTACTACCATTACAGATGCCAGAATCAGCCCAGAATCAGTTATTTTATTAGCACCAAGCTCTGCTGCTGCCTTTGCTGATACTGCGCCTTATGGAGCTTTCCAAAGCCTAGCAGACCAATCTGTTGCAAGCACTACTACTGCCTATGCAATGACTTTAGATACTACAGACTATTCAAATGGAGTCTATTTATCTAATAGCTCTAGGATGAATGTCAGAAATGCTGGAATCTACAATTTTCAATGGTCTGGTCAATTTACAAACTCAGACACTCAAATTCATGATGCAAGTATATGGTTAAGAAAAAATGGAACAGATATAACAGGTTCTACAGGACTTATTTCTGTGCCTAATAGTCATGGTGGGGTGCATGGAAATCTGATTGCTGGGTGGAATTACTTTTTAGAGCTTGCTGCAAATGACTATATAGAAATATATTGGTATGCTACAAACACTAGTGTTAGCTTGCAACATTATGATGCAGGAACAAGTCCTACTAGACCATCTACAGCATCACTAATAACAACTATGCAGTATGTAGCTCCAAATGCAATGGATAATGTCTATATCAGCGCACAAACCAAGGGTTCAGCTACTTTAAGTCACTTTGCTAATAATACTAGTGGAAAAACTTATAAATATGTGGTAGTAGGGTAATAATTTATATATAATTTGAGAAAGCTCAAAGGAGTAAGAAATGGGATTATTTAGCGGTATAACTAAGGCTGTTGGTGGTATTTTTGGTGGTGGTGGATCTCAGCAAACTGGGACTCAAACTATAACCAATCAGATTGATCCAATGCTGAAGCCTTATGTCGAGTTTGGTTTAGGGGAAGCTAGAAAATTATATGAGAAGCCTACTCCTTATGCGCCATTCCAGACTTATGTCAGTCCATCTGAGGCAACTACTTCAGCATTAAGTGGTATTGAAAGCAGAGCTATGGCTGGTAGTCCATTACTTAGGTCTGCTCAAGCTCAATCACAAAGGACTATTTCTGGTGATTACTTATCTGGAAACCCATTCTTTACTGGAGCTTTCCAAGGTGCTACAAGAGATATTAGCAACCAGTTTGGGCAAAATATCATGGATATTCGCTCAAAGTTATCATCTGCTGGTCGCTATGGTTCTGGCGCACAAACAGGCTTAGAAGGTAGAGCTGCTGAAGGTTTGGCTACTGCTCTATCTGATATTGGCGGTAAGTTAGCATATGCAAACTATGATACTGAAAGAGGCAGACAAGAGGCTGCTATCGCTAATGCTGCTAATTTATCTCAAGCTGACTATAACGACTTATCTAAATTATTAGCTGTAGGCACTACAAGAGAAGGCTATGACCAAGCTGCTATTGCTGATGCTATAGCTCGCTACCAGTATGAAATGCCAGAGAGTCGCTTATCTACATTCTTAACTGGTGTATATGGTGCGCCTAGTGGCTCTGTTCAAGAAAGACCTATTTACTCTAATCCTTCTCAACAGGGCTTGGGTAACTTGTTGTCTATTGCTGGTACTGCTGGATCTCTTGGCTTTAAGCCTTTCGGTTAAGGATAAATTATGGCTGGCTTTTTATCTGATGTTGATGATTTTGTAAACGATACAGTAGGCTGGGAAACTATAGCTGCTGCTGTTGCTGCTATGTTTGGTATGCCTACTGGTGGAGTTGGTGGTTCTAGTGGTGCAGGTGGATTTGAGTTTCTTCCTAGTGGAGAGATGACTGTATTTAATCCTGAAACTGCTGGAGCTACTAGCGGTGGAACAAATTTCTTATCTAGCTTATTTGGTGGCAGCTCAGAGTTAGCTCCAATGGGCAATGATTACAGCAGAATGGTAGAGATGTACCCTACTTCTAGCGGTAATATTTTTGAACCAGCAGGTATGTCTCCTAGCCAAATATCATCTATTCAAGGCATGGGTGATATGTCATTGTTACAAGAAAGAATGGCTGGTAGATCAATGCCTGATTTTGGTAAATCTACTCAACAACAAGCAGCTCAACAATTGGCACAGTTAAACCAAGGCGGTGACTTTGGTAGCGGTATGAGAAAAGGTCAAGCAATTCCACAATCTATTCTATCTAGCTTGTTAGACCCAGCAGTAGCTTTAAAAGCATATAGACCAACACTTATCTGAGGCAAATATGGCAATACCTAATTATTACGACAGTTTATTTTCTCCAGAGCAGATGTCTGATATTCGCTATCAGGGTATCTCTCAGGGATTACTTGGTCTTGGTCAAGCCTTGTCACAGGCTGGTGCGCCTTCATTGATGCCACAAGGTAGCGGTTTATCTCAAGGTTTAGCTGCATTTAATCAAGGCTATCAAGGCAATATGGATCGAGCATTGCAAGATATGCTCAGGGGTGCGCAAGTTAAGCAGATGATTCAGAAGCAGAAGCAAGAAGCTGACATCCAAAGAATTAGACAAGGCGCATTTACACCTACAGCTACTGTAGCTCCTATGATGACATCTCAGACTCCTTATGTTAATCAGATGATGCAAGAGAATCTTGCTATGGGTGATACAGGTCTAGAGTCATTATCTCGCTCTGGTAACTTTGCTGTTCAAGGTACAGGCGCACAAGTAGCTCCATCAGTATCTCAGCAATTTGACATCAATAAATTAAGACAAGATTTGCTTGGAGCTGGTTACTTAGAAGAAGCCAAGAAGTATGCTCCAGAGTATTTAACTGCTGGTGATAGTGTTTATGAGAAGTCAATAACTGGTGGATTAAAGCCAGTAATAGATAATGTTGGAAGGCTAACAGGTGAGTTTGGTAACTATGCCAAAGTATTGTATGGCACAGATATAGTTTCTAAGTTACCACAAGGAGCTTCACAAGATATTATTGCTAGAGTGCAAAAAGGTCAGGCTCTTACTGGTGGTATTGATGGCATGGGTGTTGGTAAAGAAGGTGGAAATATGCTTGATAAAGAGCTTATTACTTCTGGAACAGAGCGAATCAGATTCCAACAAGCTAAAGAAATGGCTAAACCAGAATTCTTTACAACACAATTCCAAATACAAATGAGACTTGCAAAAGAAAAAGAAAAGTTAAATCAGCCATTAAATGATGTTGAAAGACAAAAACTTAATGATTACACAGCATTTACACAAACTGGTATGAACAGTCTTAATGCTTATATTAATAAGATTACTGGTGCTGCTATGGGAGCTGGTGATGAGGAGAAGCGTTTGCGCTCTGCAATGCCTGATCCACAGAAAGACTCTTACACAGAGTTTATGTCTAAAACAGAAAATGTCTTGAGAGAAGGTAAGTTAATTGAGGCTCGCTATGCTTATGTCAAGAAAAATGGATTAAAATTCGAGTCAGTACCTGTTGGAAGTATGCCAGCAATTATGCGCTCAAGAGAAGCTAAGATTATTCAAGACCGAAAGTTAGACCCAAGTAAACCAGCAGATAGAGAAGCAATTAAAGCCGCATTAGCTGAAGAATTTGGTCTTTTATATTAAGGATAGATATGAGCGTTACTGATGATTTGTTAGGTGGAAGCAGTAGAGCTGCTCCTCAAGAAACATACAGGGGTTCTGTTACTGATGAGTTCTTATCTATTAGCCCTAGAGCTGGCAAAGAAACATTTAAATCTTTAACAGATCCAACAGCTATTTCTGACCCTAGAATGAGTGCTGGTGCTGGTACTGCTTTTATGGGTGGTATTCCAACAGACAAACAATCTGCTATTAAATACTTTGCTCAAAAGCGAGGTATTCCTACTAGCAAATACAGAGTTATTGATGGCAATATTGCCTATCAAGCTGAAGATGGCAAGTTATACAAAGAGATTGTTACTCCTCTAGAGACTGCTGGTTACTATGCTCCTGATGTCTTGGAAGCTGTGCCAGAAGTTGCTACTGGTATTTTTACAGCTCCTTCAACTCCTGCTGTTGCTATCCCTGCTACTGCTGCTGTAGCTGGCGGTGCAAACTACTTGCGCCAAAAGATTGGTGAGCAACTTACTGGAACTCCTGTAGATCCATTACAAGTTGGTATTTCTGCTGGTACTGCTGGTATAGCTGAAGCTGTGCCATTTGGAGTAAAGGCATTAAGAGAAAGAAAGACTGTTAGAGATATTGCTGGCTTAGATGCACAAGCAATGAAAGAGTTACAGTCAAAGGCAAGAGACTTCAATATTAGCTTAACTCCTGCTGAAATTACTCAGTTAAATAGCTTGATGTCTCAACAAAAGGTATTGGGCAATATCCCTGATAGCTCTAAGAAAATGCAAAAGTTTTATGAGTTCAGAGAGTCTGAGCAAATTCAACCTGCTGTAGAAAAGTTCTTGTCTAAGGTATCTGATGTTACAGAACAGACTCAGGCTGGCAAGTTAGGTATTGATGCTCTAACAGCTAGAAAAGCACAATTAGAAGAAGCAAGAGAATTAGCTACAGAGCCTTTATACAGAGCTTCATTTGTAGAAGCACAGCCAGTAGATGTCACAAATATTGTTAAGAATATTGATGAAAAGTTAAAGACAGCTAAAGGTGAGCAAGCTGGTTTCTTAGCAAAAACTAAATCTCTTTTATACAAAGAGCCACCAGTTATTGATGCTAATGGTAATGTCCTTAGACAAGGTATATTAGATGATCGTCTAGATGCCTTGCAAAATGCTAAGTTCCAGATGGACAAGATGTTTAAGGATGAAGCATTTACTTCTTTAGATAAAAAGATTCAAGCTCAACTTACTGATATTCAACAGAACTTAGTAAGAACAATGGGTGTTAATAACCCTAAGTATCTAGAAGCTAACAAGGCATTTGCTGAAGCATCT